ACATTAAAAAAAGAAGGACCAATTGATCAAAAAAGATTATTTAAACATCAAGATAATGGTAAACCAAGACCAGTACCTAAAAGATCAAGATTATTAGGTGGTGAAATCGGTCCTTTTGGTGATGCATGGGGTGATAGAGATAGATTTCTTAAAACTGGTAATGCTGAAAATGATAATTTACAAGGTAATGAAATTGAGGGCGATGAACATTTAGATAGTGTTGAAGATCATAAAAGTAAAAATAAGAAAAAGAAAGATATTGCAAATAAATTACATTCTTTTTATAAATAAATAAGAGTAACAAATATGCCATTAAATATACAATTAAATAAATCAACACCATCGAATTTTAGATTGGTTTTTCCATTATTACCAAATCAAGTTGCTATAAATGCAGCAGAAGAATTAATATTAAATATTCATGGTACAATATTGCCAGGTGTGGGTTTAGAACCAGGAGAAATAAATTGGCATCAAAGTAAATCAAAAATTGCTATGGGTCCAATGATGTTTGATGAATTTTCAGTTGAATTTATGGTTGATACTGAATTTAAAAACTGGAAAGTTATTTGGAATTGGATGAATTATATTACAAGTTATAAAACAAAATTATTAGAATACTATAGAGAATTTTCTGTAGATGGTTCATTACAAATTCTAAATAATTTTAATAATGAGATTATGAGAATATCGTTTATAAGAATGTGGCCTGTTAATTTAGGTGCTGTAACTTTATCTAACAGAGATGGTGAATCTATAATAGAATGTTCGACTACATTTTCATATGACTATTTCGAAATTAAATAAATAAATATATATGATAAAAAATATCGTATCATGAATTATTAGGAGGAATTAGATGGCACTTTACCTTTCGCCTTTAGTAGACGTAAATGAAATAGACTTGTCAACAACAATACCAGCAGTTGCCACTTCTATTGCAGTTACAGTTATTCGTGATCCTTATAAGGGTCCCGAATTAAAAACACAACTTATAACATCTGTTGATGAATTGATTTCAACTTTTGGTGAACCAACATCGGGTTCATATAAGGATATGTTATCAGCAGTTGGATATTTGAAATATGGTAATAAACTATATGCAACTGCAGCATTTGCACCAAGTGCAACATTCGCAGGTTGTCACGGTGTATTTGCATCAGCTGGTGATATGAATAACTATACCATTGAGGCAAGCGGTGCATATGTATTAACCGACTTTGCTTCTAAAGACCCAGACCAATTTGCAACTGAATCAATAGTATTTGATGAAAATAGAGAAGATTATGGATCAGATATTGCAATTATTGCAAAATCAAGAGGTAAATGGGGTAACTATATAAAAATCGCCATTGTTGGTAAAAATTTATATAATAGAGTAAGAAGTCAAGCATATACATACACACAATTAGGTATAACAAGTGAATTATATGATGACCTTGATAATATTGATGTCGCATTTGATACATCAACTAATACAGAGTTTATTATTATTGTAAAAGTAGCTGACCAAGATCAAATAACAAAATCAAGTCCAGTTTATTTCTTAAAAGAAGCTATGTTTGTATCAACCGATGAAAGAAAACTTGATGATACTGGTGGTAATATCTTTTGTGAAAATTATGTAAATCAAACATCAAATTATATTAGATGTCAACTATCAGCAAGTGCAAAAAACAAAGATATGTCAACTATCTTTATGGATTATGAAAGAATGGAAGGTGGTCAAAATAGACCACATACAGAAGTAACAGATGCAGATATTATTGAAGCATTTGAAATCTATGAAGACCCAGAATCAATAGACGTTAACATTCTTATTGATTCTGATAAATCAACTGCTGTAAAACAAAAACTTATTGAAATATGTGAATCAAGAAAAGATTGTATAGCAGTTCTTGATGTACCACAAACATTAGTATTAAATAATGGTGGACAAGAAGCAACTGATATGAGAGACTTTAGATTAGGTCTTCATCAGACATATAATCTAAATGAGAACACAAGTTATGCAGCACTTTACGGACAATGGTTAGAAATCTATGATAAATGGAATGGAAAATATAGATGGATTCCATCATCAGGACATGTTGCTGGTATTTATGCAAATACAGATGATGTAACTGATCCTTGGTTCGCTCCTGCAGGTTTGAATAGAGCAATTATAACTAATATTAGAAAACTTGCTTTTAATCCAAACCAAGGCAAGAGAGATATTATGTATAAAAATGGTATTAATCCAATTGTATCATTTGCCGGTCAAGGAAAAGTTATTTGGGGTCAAAAAACAATGTTGGATAAATCATCAGCATTCAACAGAGTTAATGTTAGAAGATTGTTCATTATTCTTGAAAAATCAATAGCAACTGCTGTTAAATATTTCTTGTTTGAACCAAATGATTCATTTACAAGATTGCAACTTATAAATATGATTGAACCATTTCTAAGGGATGTAAAATCAAGACGAGGTATTTACGATTTCTTAGTTGTATGTGATTCATCAAATAACACACCAGAGAGAATTGATAGAAATGAACTTTGGTGTGATATTTACATTAAACCAACAAGAGCAGCTGAATTTATTGTTCTTAATTTTATAGCAACAAAAACAGGTGCATCGTTTACAGAAATAGCGGCAACTGCCGCTGGAGCAACTGCCTAAATATAAATGGGGTTGAAACATACCCCATTTATGAAAATATAAGGAGATTAAAGAAATGCCAAGATTTGACATTGAAAGTTATAAATCAAATTTTAGAGATGGTGCAAGACAAAACTTGTTTTACTTTTTACCAACATTCCCACCAGATGTTGTTGAAGGTGACATGAACAATGAAAGAACATCATATTTAGTAAGGTCAACAAGTTTACCAGCATCAACTTTGGAAGAAGTACAATTGAACTGGCAAGGTTTTGATTTTTATGTTGGTGGTAAACATACCTTCGCTGATTTAACACTAACATTTAACCTTGATGATAAAGGTTTATTAAGATTGACATTTGAAAACTGGATTAATAAAATTCATAATCCTGTTACAAATGAATATGGTACTATTGCATTATATATGTTCCCTCAAAGATTACAATTACTTGGATATGAAGGAACACCGGTTATGGAATATACATTACAACACGCATGGCCGAGAGAAGTAGCGGCCGCAACATTAGATTATGCAACTAACGATGTTGTTCAATTTGATGTTACATTTAGATATGCTTATCATACATTAACATCAAGACCAACTGGATTATAAAATTATAAAAACTAAAAGGTGAAGTGATTTATGAAAAAAACTGTTTCGGCACCAATACAAAGAATTAAAAAAGAAGAACAAAAAGCCAAAAAATTTGATATATCAAAGTTTCAAGAAATATATGAATTTGATACAATTCTTCCGGGTAGTGGTTTATCAGTAAGATTTAGACCATTGAAAACGGGTCAGATAAAAAAGTTATTAGCATTTGAAAATGAAAAAGACCCAATGGTTGTCAATGAATTGTTAAATAGAACTTTGATGGATGTTATCATTAATAAAGAAAGTATTGATATTCATGAAATATATCTAAAAGATAGAGCGTTTCTTCTTTGGGAAATGCGAAATAAAACTAAAGGTGGAAAATGGGAAACACAAATTAAATGTCCCAAATGTGGTTCTCAAAATTTACTAGTAAGAAATTTAGAAGATTTTCCCATTAAACGGTTAGATTTAAGTAATGTAAATAATATGATTGAAGTTTTACCAGGAGTAAAACTTGAAATGAGATTTCTAAAAGTTATTGATGAATTGGAATCTCTACATTTTATTAATAATAAAATGTCAGATACACAAAAACAAGCAGAGCTTGTTATAGTATTACAATCCGCCGGTATAAATAAAATTATACAAGGTGATGATGTATATGATGAATTAACTTTAGCGGATAAAAAATTTTTTATTGAAGAAATGCCAACTACTGTATATGAGCAAGTTTCAAAATGGTATAAAGATAACGATTACGGTGTTGACACAACGATAAAACATACATGTATATCATGTGAAGAACCATTTGAGTTTGAAGTACCTCCCGACAATTTTTTTTTCTGATAAGATTGCTTGAAACTAGTATGGCTAAAATAACAGAAGAACAATTTGTTTTGGCAACTATGGGTATAAGTTTGACTGAATCTGAAAACTTAGTAGATTTTGAAAGGGAAGCATATGTAGACTTGGCAATAAAAGAAAAAAAGAACCAGCTTGAATTATTTTCAATGACGGCCGGTATGTCTCACTTACCAAAATCAAGGTAAAGGATCATAAAGGGGTCTAAAGGGCAAACCAATTAAAAGTTTGTATTCTTTAGACCTTTTTTATTTGGAGAAAAAAATCATGGCAGAAAACGTAATTAAAATAGTATCGACAAGTGTAAAAGAAGCAGTAGATAAAATAACAGGAACCATGAAAGGTTTAGCACAAGACGTTGGTGGTAAATTTCGTGAAGTAATGAGCGAAGAACTTCAAGAAATTCATGACTTGGCTAAACAACTTTATGGTAGACTTGTTGGTGTTTTATCTCCCATTTTTAAACCACTACAACAACTATTTAAGGGTTGGTTTAAACAATTTGCTAGTGGAGCCATATTATTAAAATATGTAAAAAGACTTCTTCATATAGAGGAAATAAGAAGAAAAGAAGAAATAGCACAAAAGGGTATTAAAGGGAAGGGCTTCTTAATGGCTCTACTTGAAATGTTAGCCATACCGGTTGGTATAATACTTATGGCTGTTGCTGGTATGCTTAGAAGAATACTCTGGCCACTTGAAATGGCATGGAAATTTATAAGGTTATTGTCAATTATTACTACAAAAATTCCTCTTATTGGTCCACTACTTTTAAAGATAAAAAAAGGAATAGTAGGTTTATATGAAACATTCATATTAAAATTATTATACTTCTTTGACCGTTTTCCTATTTTGGGAAAGATAGGTGATAAGATAGGTAAAATAGTCGGATGGTTCAAAAAAGCCGAAGGTATGCCATTTTTTGGAAAAGCACTTAAAATGATGAAATTTGGTTTTAAGATTTTTGGATGGCCTTTTCAACTTATTTTATCTGCAATAGATTTTATTAAAGGATTCAGAGAAACAAAGGGTAATCTTCTTGATAAAATAAAAGGTGGTTTGAAAAATGCCATTATGAAATTTGTGGAATTTCCTTTGGAAATTCTAGGTGCTGGCATTGATTGGGTTTTAAGACTTTTTGGTATAGAAGATGCTAAAGCTGGTGCAAAAATGAAACAGTGGATGTCAAAAAGTGTTGATTTTTTATTTACTCTTTTTGGAGCACCAATAAATGCTATTATTAATTTTGTAAAAGCAATGGTAAGTGAAGATGGTACTTTATTCCAAAAAACCCTAGCTGGTATTGATGCCGCTTTTAAAACCTTATTTGACTTACCAGTAAGGGGTTTTATTAAACTACTTAGTTTTGTTGGTTTTGATGAAGAATCAATGAAAGAGTGGTGGAAAAATTTTTCATTAACAGATACAATTTCAAGTATAATTAATGCTGTTTCGGATTTCTTTTTAGGAGTTCAAGCATATGTATATAATTTTCTAAAAAATAATCCTGTAGCAAAAATACTACCAGGAGTAGTAAGAGAAAGTATGTTATCTACTTTTGGTGATGAAGTAAAAGAAAGAGCTAAACAAATGGAAGATGCCGATGCGTTAGCAGAAGCAGAGGAAGTAAGAAAACGAGAAGAA